GAACCTTTTTCAGCAGATCTAACAGAGTTATGAAAGCCAACTTTACCTTTTGATTTTTGTATAAACTCTTCTAACACTCCATCTAAAAACCATATACTATCATATACTAGATTAGTGTTTTTCCATTCATCATATTTGGCTAAATTTAATGATGAAAGGCAGCAAACAAAACTATGAGATTCATCAGTGTGTAATGTTATCTCAGAGCATATGTTTGTCATGTGCACTTTTAAACCGTGCTTTCTGTAAGCTGCTGGATTACCTTTGTTTGTATTTCCCTTAAATAAGATATAAGGCTCTCCAGTTGCTTTTCGCTTTTGTAATAGCTTTCCCCATAGTCTTCTTGCGTCTTTATCTCCTGCATCAAGCTTTCGCATGAACTTATCGCCGACCACAGCGCACTGGTGTAGGTTGAGCGATTGACGATTAACGTCTCCTTTAGGTTCGCGTATTTCCAACCACTCTTCAAAATCGGGGTGGTCAATATTAATGTTAACGCTTGCAGCTCCTCTTCGGACAGATCCTTGATTCGTTGCGAGTATTGTGCTGTCGTAAATTTTACAAAACGGCACAGTTCCATCAGATGTTCCATTTCCTTTTATTTTTGCTCCCGCCGGCCTAATCATATTTATACCGATGCCAACTCCGCCACCGTGCTTTGCGAGTAACATCATTTCTAGGTTTTTTATACCTATTTCATAAACGCTGTCTCCTACATCAATACCAAAACAGGATATAGGTAAACCACGATCTGTACCAGTATTTGACAATACAGGTGAGGCTAAACACAACCAACCCTTCCAAACATATTCAAAAAATGTTTCAGCCATTTCTGGTCGCTCTAAACGTTTAGCCACAGTTGTACACACGCGCATATACGCATCTTTAGGTGTTTCACCATTAAGCAGGTAACCACCGCCAATTGTTTTTTTATAAACATCAGTTTCACCCCAGCTAGGGTAGTCTTCTCCTTTTTTCCAGTCTTTATTCCACATAGTTTTTATTTACCAAATATTTTCAAAATCTTCTCCTTCATTTGCTTTACTGTAATCTGTCGGGCGTATAGCGAAAAAATCAGTATGAGTGTGCCCGCCGGTAAGATGGTAAAACCAATTAAGATTGTTTGCTGAAGCCTCGTCATACTCGAATACTCCTTCATAACCAAGTTCCATAAGTTTTTCATTTAATCTTTTTTTTATAAATTGTTTTAGATCATTTGCTTTTAGATTTTCAATATCACCCATCTCAAACATTTTATCAATATATTTCATTTCAGCGTCGTGCATTGAATTAGCTGCATCTAAAATAGTTTGTTTACAATCATCTAACAAATTATCATCTTCTTTGCACATATGCCTAAATAAATGACAACCCATTTTACTGTGTAATGATTCGTCTCTAACAGACCATTTCATTTGCTGTCCTATACCCTTTAATAAGTTTCGCATTTGAAAGCTATACAAAACTGCAAATGCGGAGTATAAAGAAACGCCCTCTGCAAAAGCAGAAAACACCGCCAAGCTTTTTGCAATTTCTTTTTTATCATTTCCTTCATATCCTACTAAATTATCAAATCGTTCCATTGTAGCTTCATCTTGTAAAAAAGCTTCAAAATTTTCTAAACCTAATGTTTCGTTTAAATAACTATAAGCCACAGCGTGTATTGTTTCTTGTGAACCAAACATCATAGCCATTTGTTGTATCTCATGTTTAGGAAACCATGATACAACCTTTTGTGTCCAATAATCAGAAACAGCACACTCTGTTTGCGCAAAACCTAATAATATATTACCAACTAAGTTTTTTTCTTCAGGTGTTAGTTTTTCTTTCCAGTCTTTTACATCTCCACTCATGGGTATTTCAGTATGTAACCAAAACGCCTGAGCTTGTTTTAGCCAACCTTCGGTGTAATATTCTGGATATTCAAACGGTTTGTATGGTATTCGCTGATCAAATAGTCCCATATTAATATTGTATTGTTAAACATATATCCACAAATGGTATATATAAAACATAGTTGTTAATGTTATTTTCTTCGTCTTCGTATCTTCTGATACCAAATAAAAAACCGTTATAAGTGCCAACACTTATTTCCCAGTTAGATTCTGCCTTGTTTTCTGTATTTTTTGACATAGTTTTTACTGCTTTTTAAATTACTTGTTTTAGATTTCGCATGCACACCTGGCCTGCGTATTTTCTTTTTATATAGTTTATTATAGTTTATAATCTTTTTAGCCATAACATTTTATGTTATACTTTTTATATTGATATTCTAAGTCTTTATATCTAAGACAACCTCTTGTTTCCATTGACCATCTTATATATTTGTTTATCTGCCTTTCTGCGTATTTTCTCCTAGCTAAGCCTTTTGTATTTCTTGTATTACCTGATCGCATTCTAACTGATTTTGAGGTTTGAACAATTTATAACCCGGAAATTGTTTGCTAACTAATAGTTTAAACAACTTCCAACGCATGGGAAAAGACTCATTAGCTCTACCCTTGCATTCAATAATAAAATCTGTACCTATAAAATCAGGTGTGTATTTAATAGGTAATATTCTTTTTTTTCCTCGATCTTTAAAAACACCTTTACCGTTAGACATACGCTCAAAACATTCGTTTTCAAAATGAAAACCATTTATTAATACAAATGTTTCTCCTTCATACTTAACTTTAATATTAGCCTTTTTTAATGCACAATACATGTATTTCTCAAGGCCTGAGGCAAATAATATTCCATCATATTCTACTTTTTTAGACCTAACTGGTCCTCTTTTTTTCTTTTTATAATATTTTTTTTTCATATTAATCGTCGAAGCGATCTTCATATTGTTTCAACAGCGTGTCTTCAACTTCGTCTTGTAAACATCTTTTTGCTGCTTCAATATATAATAACGCATCCATTATTTCTTCTTGAACGTCAATTAAAAAGTCCATTAAATTTTTATCACCACCATCAACCTCTTCGTGCATCATAGCTCCGTATTTAGCTTGACCTTTTAAACTTCGTTCATCTATTTTTCTGAGCACTGCCCGTACTACTTTGTCTTGTGTTTTGATTTTCATAGTTTTTCTTTTATAAATGTACCGTTTACCATTTTACCTTTTCGTTTACTTATAACGTTATATGCGTTCCTAATACAGTCTTCTATAGTTAAACCTTCTAAATGTGCTAAATTAGTTAACACAACAACAACATCGCCAATTGCGTCATCTATTTCAGCTCTGTTATTATTTAATAAAGCTTTAGCTAGTTCACCTGCTTCTTCTTGAAGCTTTACATATTGTGTTTTTGAATCACCCTTTTCATATAGTTTTCTTTCTCTTGCCCATTGTCTAATTAAAGGAAAAAGATCTGAAGTTGGTATAACCATTTCCATATCTACGACATTTATTTGTTTTACCTTTTCGCTTACTTCGTTTATATGTTCTTTAAGTTTTTGTTCCTCCATGTATTTCTGCAAACTTTCTAAACTGTTTTCATCTGAGAAAAACTCATATAAAGCCTTATTGTAAACATAACATCGATCTTTACTGAATTGAGAATTATGTGAGTTGTTTACGATCCAAGATGCGGTAGGAACATCAAGCGCAACTTTACCGTATTTAGTCTGCCATGAAAAACCTATATTTCCCTGCAGTAACTTGTTTAATGATTTCCTTGGCACAGGAAAAGTAGTTGTTTGTTCTGTTATGTTTAATTTCATTTTATTTACCGTTAAATTTTTATATAAAGTTCTGTCTATTCTATATCTATATTCTTTTTGATATAATATTTCTTTTTCAGAAGCTTCGTTTATACATTCAGTTTCTAATAATATTTCATATTCATTAGGTTTATAACCTTGTATTTTCTCAACCCTTATTTTTGGGTTAGTTGTTACGCCTATTTTTTGGCCTGGTATATGATAAATATAATACATTTAATTTATTTTATCGTTATACAAATGCAGGTTGTGTGCAAAATGATAATATGTACCAACCCGTAAATTTAATCTCTCTGCAACATATTTTTGTAATTGACTAAAACAGTACTGATCGTTACAAAAGCCGTACCAGAGATCATTAGAACGCATTATAGCTGACATATTTAGCTCATTGTTTAATATTGTAAACTGAACAGCATACGTACAAGGCGTATCATAATCATAATCTAACATCTCTTTACCATCATATATACTTATTGCAGCTTGCCTAGTGTTTGGTGAGTTTTTTAATAAATTTATAACCATGTTTAATTGATCATTTCTTCTCCATTGCCAACCATAATTAGAGTTAACATTACCATTAGGAAAAGCCATGCGTTTCCAAATTTCAGGAACTTTACCATAAAGCTCTCCAAGCTTTTTTATATTACGATCTCCAGAAACATACCATTGCCATTCAGCTTCAGCATAATCTATTTTCCAGTTACGCTCTTTGTTTTTTATAATATTTTTTTCTGGATTTAAAATTGTAAAACCAACATTAAACAAAGCTTTTGTGTCATCAAAGCTAACACCATCTAATATTATTTTATCTAAAAAATATTCGTAAGCTTCGTTTGCGTTATCAAATACTGTTTTCATTTCTATATTTTTTGTAATAATACCCGTAGAACTCATACATTTTTTGCCATACAACATCTCTGCGGTATTCTTCAGGTGATTTATAACTTTTTCCATTTATTCTTATTTCAATTTTCCAAGAATTAGCAAGCTTTGTTTCTGGCCAAATAATAATTCTATTATTGATACACCAGTTTCTAGCTTCAATTTCTTTATCTGTAGGATTATATTTACCATACCGTATAACATTATCATTTTTCCCAGGGTAACGCCTCTTCTTCATTTATTGTATCAGTTATTATAGGTATAAAACAACCTGATCTACGATCCCATCTAAAATGTGCTTCAGCTCCATTTTCACCTAAGTTCTGAAATTTAACTTTTAATATTTTTGCTTTTACAGTTTTTTCTTCATAGTTTCTATGAATTAATAAACCGTGATAGCTTGCATCATACCATTCACCACCGCCTTTAATATTATACATTGTTGGCTCTTCTATATTACCATTGCTATCTTTGTACATTTTTGTAGGATGCGCAACTATAAACACTAATGTATCATATTTTTTACAAAAAGTTTCAATTTTTGTAAGATATTCCATTGTATACCTGTTTATGTCATCAGTGTTTGAATCTACATCTCTTATCTTATTGAAAGGATCTATAACCAAACATTTAATACCTTTACGCTTAACAAGTTCTGCACCCTTACGTAACACACTTTCTAACGTAAACCGCTCTAAATCAATAAAATAGAAATTATCGTTAATGTGGTTTGTAACACTTTTCCACTTGTCACCGTTTATATCATTTCTACTTGGCATACCTTCCCAGACCTTGCGTATTAGCTTGTGAATATGTAAATACGTCGGCGCGTTCTCTGGTGACGCAAAGGCTGTTTTCCAACCATAATTTTTATTATAACCAATACACATTTGATCTACAAAGTCTGATTTACCGCTGCTTGGTATACCTGTTACAGTAATAAATTGCCCCGTG